TTTATCTCTTGGATATGTAAAACTTCCTAATAAATTATTTGGTATGGATATACCAGACCAACCAAGAGTTGACAGCACCTTTGCAGCAGGTTTATTAGGTAATATTTTAGGTGGACTAGGTATAAGTGTGAATGCAGCACAGGGAGCAAAAAAGAAAAAGAAAGAAAATGAAAACGGTGTGATTGGTGACTCTGGTGGTGGCACTCAAACCATTATAATTCGTCAACCAATTGAGCTTATAACGTCAAAACCAGACGTTGTTAAAGTTGATTCTACTAAACCAAAAACATGAAAAAACTATTAACACTACTGCTGCTGTTTAGCCCATCAGTTGCACTAGCAGACATAAATCACTCAATCCAGAATGTTGTTTCCGTTTCTACATTAGGGGCAAGTTCAACAGCTAATCGCATTGGTACTACGTTTTCCGCATCGGGTACAAATGTCACCCCAACTGCAAACACAGTAACAAATGCTATTGGAACGCTTGATCTTACTGACGCTGCAATAACTAATGGTGTTCCTACAATTGATTACACTACAAGTTATGGAGTTACCACAGCAGGGGATGCGTGGTCTGTAACTGAAAGTTATGTTCAAGGTGACGCAATACCAACTAGCGGAACTACAGTTACAGCAGGGGTTGTACCTGCACTTCCAATATTTGGAGACACGACAACTTTTAGCGGTGGTGATATAGGCACAACAAGTATGACGATGGCATCTGATGGTGCAATGACAGTTAACCTAAGTGATACAGGAGCAGGTGTTACGGCACAAATGTCTAACACAATCAAGTTAGAAATTGATTAATGAAATGGCTAATACTTTTTTTATTTGGAATACCTAATGCGTATGCAGGGGGTATTACTCCATCGTTTTCTACAGGCCAGATGGAAAGTAGCAGTTCTAGTAAAACTATTGTGGTTGAGACTATTGTTACTGAAAATTATCGAACAGGATATTCTTACAGTTTGCAAGGCCATAACATCCAAGTTAAGGATGGCACAGTTATATCACCAGACGCTACCTATACAAACACGCAAACAGTTAATGGAGTTTCGTTTCAATGGGTAACTCCAAATTTAACTACCAAACCCCAATGGGAGATTCAAAATCCTCAAGAATCATTCAGCATAACAGAGAATTTTCTTGCACCCGGTTTGGACGCTACAAGTACAGTACAACGCACCATAACAACAGAAAGTCAAAGTACAAGCTTGTCAATTTTTTCAAATTAAGTTTACTGCTTTTATTATATATTCCCAAAACCCTTGCTAATACTGTAAGTAGCCCTAGTGCATCCAGTTCTGGAACGGTTATAAACAATGGCTATCAAACGATAAATGGCGGTTTTCCAACGATGATTTATGGCGGTCAGGTGCAATGCCAACAACCAACATTAGCCTTTACACCGTTTGTAACCAAAGGAGAAAACTATAGTACACCTAGAATTAATACAACAAAAACCAACATATATGATTTGTCAGAGGATGCATCAGGTAATTTAATAAATCCGGGAAATATCTTGTACCAAAGTGAACAACCAAGGATAGAACAATCAACTCATAATTTTAATTATGGATTTACTTTATCTTTTCAAGTGCCATTAGGCCGTGGTACTGATCTTTGTTTAAAGGCAGCAGAAAACCAAATAAAAGGACAAGAGTTTGTTTTAGCTCGCCAGAAATTAGAAGCAAATTTGGCAAGGATGAAGGTATGTGCGGAGCAATTTAGGCTCGGAGTAAAGCTAATTGGTGAGGATGCGGTTGCTTGCAAGAATGTTGTTTTAACAACTATTCCCAATCAAGTTGTGCCACATACACACGAATTAAAAACTAAGTAGATTTATCTTTAGATTTTTTAAAACGCTTAAAAAGCTGCTTGGTTAAGGGTTTGACAGCATTTAAAAGGAGAGGAGTAGCCGAAGCGATACTAGCAACAAAAAAAGTAGACACAGCCACGCTAGGCGAAGGTATGTACTGGTCGATGAATTTAACTCTTTCATAAACAGTAGTGCAATCACCGTTGCTCTCTCTAATATAATCTTTAATTCGTTCTAATCTTTTATCGTTAACAAATGATCCTATTCTTAACGCATCTTCTGGAGGGCAGGGTTCGTATTCTACTTTCTTTTCTTCCTTTGGTTTAGGATTTACTACGTTTGTGTCCTGTGTGGGCGTAGGAGCGGTGTTAACTGGTACTGGCTCTGTATTTATTACTTGTGCAGGGTCGTACCTTATAGGCGTGTATGAAGGCATTTCACCGTTAGGACAAACAGTATACGTTCCACGCTTGTCAGCAATAAGCAAAGATGGATTTCGTGTAGTTTGTAAATCTCTGTGATATAAATAACAACCCGGTAATTTTCCTTCTAGTTTTGGCTTTGTAAAATATGGTGTATCTGGTATATCAATAGTTGGAAGAGTTATCTCAGGCAGTTTAATATCAGGCACTTATGGAATTAGTTTAGATTTAGATGGTAG